TTATATCCCATTGAAATTTTGGTTCTGTAATGATATTAAAAAACCATTACCAATTATTGCTCTTCAAAATACTGAAATTTACATTGATGTTACCTTTAAAAGTTTTCAAGATTGTATTTGTGTTTTAGAAAAGGATAATAATGGAAATTTATTTCATTCAAATTATGTTCATCCACCCGTATCAATCGAAGACTGTGTATTGCAAGCTAATTTTTATTATGTTGATTTGGAAGAAAGAAAAGAATTGGCAACCCGTGATTATGAAATTGTCATAACACAAGCACAGATTAGAAATACTACTATAGGTACGACGGGTTCATTAGAGATTAATTTTAATCACGTAGTAAAAGACCTTATGTTTGCTGTTTATCCTTCACGTAATAAGATGCTTGGAGAATTCTTTAATCTTACTAATAAATTACAATATCCACCAAATCAATTAAAAAATATTTTGGATTATAATTTATGGAATCTTACACCAGAACGCCATCTTTTATCTCGAGCTAGAATTCTTTTTAATGGTATTGAGAGAGTTGAATGGAGAGATGCCAAGTATTTTTATTATATGCAGAATCACGAAAATTTTAAGAATTTATTATTAACACATTTCTATGTCTATTCATTTAATATTGAACCTACTAAATGTAGTAATAGTACAGGATGCAACTTTTCAAGAATTGAGAACACACAATTACAAGTTGAATTGAAACCTCAACAATTTGTTATTAATAATATGGGTCAAATATACTCACCAAACGACACATATGAATTACGTTGTTTTGCAACTAACTTTAATGTACTTGTTATTAAGAATGGTTTGGGAGGCCTCAAATACAGCAACTAAAATGGTTGTTTTACAAGTATTTTAGGGGATGATACACAGCAACTAAAACAACTAAAAATTTGATTTTTAATATAATTAGACCTAATTATATTACATATTAATGGATTATAAAGGAATTTTTCGAATTGAAACCAAGATTGACGTTGTCCCATCCAATATTCAACCTATTGGATTGGGATTAGATAACACTATTATCTTCAAATATAAATTGGGTAATGATACCAATTATATTTCTGCTACATTTCATAAAAAGTTATATAATTACATCTTTTTTGAAATTATTAATAATAGCCCACTTTGGACATTTGATATAACACAAGTTACAAGATGTACATCATATGGTAACAGTTTCTTTTTTGAAGCTATGTTTAAATTGGATATTGTGAAAGAATTAGTGGGTAATTATATTCATACTTCATTATCTCTCAATAGTTTGCTAGCTGATAAATATATTGGTTTGCCATCATTTTCTAATACGGATATGAAAGATAAAAGTATTGTTCCATATCTTGAACCGGTTAAGCCGACTAATGAATTCAAATTGAAACTATATGAATATCAGGAGAGAACTCTTGCAAAAATGATTTGTATGGAAACGAATAAAACAGATTTTCACATCAATTACTCTTATAATTTTGATTATGGAAATCATGTTATTTACGACCCAATTACTAATATGAAGAGTGATAATATGAAACAATTTAAAATCACAACAAATGGCGGTGTTTTGGCTGATGAGATGGGATTAGGCAAGACAATTTCAACAATTGCTCTTATCGTATCCAATCCTGCTGGTAATATCACCAATACATCACTCTCTAAAATTAATAATTATACAAAAATTAATTCTCGAGCAACTCTGATTGTATGTCCATCACATTTAACAAAACAATGGGAATCAGAGATTAAACGTTGCACTGGTAAACTAAAGGTCCGAACTATTTTAACAAAGACGGATTACAACTCATTAAAATTTAAGGAGATTATTGATAGTGATATTATTATTACAAGTCATCAGTTTCTTATGAATTTCAAGTTCTATCCAACATTGCATTACCGTCCTTGCACTGCATCTAATTATGATTTTAACCAGAGAAATATCCTAATTAAACATTATCTTGAAGATAAATTAGGAAAAAATAGTTGGGATGAAATCAGAGAATTAGATTCACCTATTTTCGAATTCTTCAATTTTCACCGCCTCGTTCTAGATGAAGGTCACGAAATTTTTGGAGAAATGCTCAGCACTAGTTCATTATCTAGTTATATGTCACGATGGCTTTCTACCATTGATTCTAATTTTTATTGGTATCTCTCTGGAACTCCATTTGTAAATTTTAAGGGTCTTGAAAACTGTTCTCGATTTATTAATCTAAAATTAGAAGACAAGGAACGTGATATTACTATTGATTATCCTAATATGCATAAACAACAGGCCTATTCTATTTTCAGGAATTTAATGAATAAACAATATATTTGGGAACAAGTTCTACAAAAAGTTTGTATTAGACATCGAAAAGAAGATGTATCAACACAAATTAATATTCCAGGTTATCAAGAGAAGATTATTTGGCTCAAGTTCACCGAGCTTGAACGTCAATTATATGAAGCAAAGAAGGGTAAAGTGAGTGATATTATTATGCAACAACTCTGTTGCCACCCTCTCATTGTAGAATCTAGTAAGCGAATCTTTGGTGATGTGGAAGTTGATTTGAGTCAGATGCAAGACAAACTAATTGAATATCATAAGAATAATTATGAAACATATAAAGTTAGATTGAGTAAATTAGACCCACTTCGACACGAATATCATATGCTAAAAAAGACATATGAAACACAAATGTCCGAATCTAAATATCTCTTTACTATTCTAGAGAAAATGAAATCACCTGAAGTCTTGGATGAAGAGAATTGTTCAATTTGTATGGACAACCTAGACAATCCTGCTGTAACTGCTTGTGGACATATCTTTTGCTATGATTGTCTCAAGATGTGTCTGGGTGATAAAAAGCGTTGCCCGTTATGTAAGGCTGACCTTACTGGCAAGGATTTGATGGTAATGAATGTTAAGAAAGAGGCTAAAGAAAATGTAAATCCACTTGTAGAAAAATACGGTTCTAAATTGGGAAAACTAATTTCAGTTATTCGATATTTGGTTGCTAGTGAAGAGACTCGAATTATTGTCTTCTCTCAATGGGATGATATGTTGAGTCTCATTGGCAAAACCTTGGCTGAGAATGAAATTGAGAATTGCTTTGTGAAAGGAAATGTATGGTCTCGTAATTCAGCCATCCGTAAGTTTAAGGCAGGAAAAGACACAGACGGAACTGATAATAAGGTAATTATGTTGAGTCTTAAGAATGCCGCATCAGGTACTAACCTGACTGAAGCAACACATATCTTTTTCGTAGAACCAATTAATTCTACAAGTGAAGAATGTAAGGCAATTGAGGGACAAGCTATTGCACGTGCTTGTCGCGTAGGACAAAAACACCAAATTGTACTGATGCGTATCTTGATTGAGAATACAATTGAAGAAACAATTTATCGTAAATCATATAATAAGGATATTGTAGTTGATTTCAAGGAAACCGAGTATATTATTAATAAGAAGGAAGAGACGGAAATCATAGTATAAAAGTTTTCTATTAATAAAATTATTTTATAATATAATCTAATAAACATATAATGGTAACAAGACATGTTAATAATACGAATCAAGTTAACCCACCAGATATTAATTATACTAATTATGGCGATGCAATTAGTAATGCGCTGGATGGAGATATTATAAAAATATGGAGTGGTGGCAATAATATAGTTACATTTACTTATAAACAGAATGTGGTGCAGAGTAATGAAATCACAAAATATTCTGATAATATGGGAAAATTTCTTTATACAATATTAAATTCTAATAATAGTACAATTAATAATATAAGAGCAAATAGAAATATTTATTTGGATTATTATAATAATAAATTTAAATTAGGGACTATTACAAATGCTAACAAAACACTTTTAGGTAGTGGTGATTTTAAAGGGGCAAGTATTACATTGGATACTAGGATTAATCCATTGGCAGTAAATAAATCATTATTAGTAGGAATATCAGAAAAATTAGCCTATCCAACAAAAGACCAAAATATGGGATTTTTTGTAAAATATATGGATGTAACAAATTTTAATCCGAATGATGTAACGGGACAAAATCTATCTATCATACCAATTAGTAGCGCCGCTAATTTAAATTTAAAAATAACTTTACCGAATTATATGGATGATATAAATAAAAGTACTTTTACCAATAAATTATTAAATTTAGGAACGAACGAATATTTTACTAGACCTTTGAATTTAAAAGTTATA